CCGCACAGCGGGCGAGATGGTAATTGACCAAATCCCTTGGCAGCAATCAGTGTTTTCTGTTGGTGGCACTAGATTGTCCGTTGGTGGCCAGAAACTGCGGGTGCATTCCCCATGAACTGCCGACTTGTTCAGCGGATTAGAAGCCTCGGCAGGAAGTCACTGCGGAGCAATCACCTGTTGTCGGATAAGTGGTGGAATCCGTGCGGCGTTGTGAATGGGTATTACACCAACTTAGCGCCCGATGATGGTCCTATCGGCAAACCCGACAACCCCGGCGCGCGGGCTGGGCTGCATGAGAACCTGGCAGAAGAATGTCAGCGTGGAAGTGGTTTGGTGCGGTGTTTCCCAATACGGAGCCGGTCCGACTGTGTGCATTAACCCTGACGCGAAGGATTTTGGCTTGGGGTTCTGGTACGAAAAGCTCCTGTACGGCGGGACATTGGTGTTGTGGGCATTGGGCCGACAACCGAGTGATATACGCATGATTGCCTGCCTGAATGATGCCGGTTATCACACAGACGGAACGCCCGTAAAGCTGCGAATGGACGTGGTAGGCAATAGCGTGAAGTGCTACAGGGACAATGAACTGATGATTACCGAGACGGTTCCTGATGAATTGGTAGGCTCCACTATTCACGGGTTATCGGTGGACGTGAATGCTGCACAACCGCGACAACCTAACTTACCGTGTGCAGTGGCTCCCTATTCATGGAGGGCGATTTAATGCCTTCGTTTGCCCCTATCGCCTCGATACCGATTGCATCCGGCCCGACGAGTGTCTACGCCCCTGATATTCCGGTGGTGGTGAATCCTTCTGCCTGCTTTGGCTATACCACTGCGGGAGACGTAGCGAGCGGTGCCCTCAAGCTGATTTTAGTGGAAGCCGGTGACTCCGCCTTGGAACCGGACGAATACGCCGATGCTTTGGATGCGATGAATGACTTCATGGCCGCACAGGAAGCCGAAGGACTGCGATTAGGCTACTCCCGCGTCTGTAACGTGTCCGACATTGTGACCATTCCTGACGGGGCTATACGGGCCTTGAAAGCGAACCTTGCCATTGAATTGGCTCCGCAGTTCGGGGGCAAAGTCTCCGCTACCCTGATTAAACAAGCCAATGAGGGAATGAATACCCTTCGCCGGATAGGCGTGAAGATCGGCCAAGCGCGGATGCCTTCGACCCTTCCAATGGGTGCGGGGAACTACTGCTACAGTACATTTTCCAATGATTCACCCTATGCCGAAATGACCCTGAACAACAACCGAAGGGTCACAGATATCATCGTGGCGGCAGGAGCGGAGAAGGCGCAAGGGTTTTGGTCTATTGGCAGGTTCTCCGGCCTGTCTCCTGACATTTCGGGGCGAATCATCAACAACGGGCCTAAACGCACTTACCAACTGAGCGCAGACCTGACCCTTGTGGCCGATGACGATATTTTAGAGTGCGTGGTGGGCTTTGTGCGGAATGCGCAGTTTGTCCTGTACACAACCCTAGAACTATCCACAACCGCAGCCAGAGCGGTGATAGAAGGCTCTGTGGAGCTAGAGCAAGGGCAGTACCTCGATATTGTTGTGGCCGACGTTTACACGACCACTGACATTACCCTGACTGACGGGGTGGTCAAGCTATGGTAGACACCGTACTTCCCATTGCGAACGGCTTCTACACTTCGGACAGTCTGCCGGTATCCGCGCAGAACTGCGTTAACTGGTATCCCCATGTGAACGAAGCGCCTGCGCTGAATGCAGAAATCCTTTTTGGTACGCCGGGTGTTTCAGGCGGTATTTTGTTCGGCGATGAGCCTTGCCGTGGAATGGCCGTGTTCGGCGACAGGGTATACCCCGACAAAGTCTACTTTGTGAACGGCAACAATCTTTATAGCTGGGATGGTGTGAGCCCTACTGTTACTTACATTGTTCCAACAGTGGTAGGCGGCGTGACAGGGACAGGATTGGTATCAATGGCGGTTAGTCAATCGCAGTTAATGATTTTGGTGCCGGGTGGCGAGGGGTTCATTGTTGAAAAGGGTTATGGTGTTGACCCAGATACACTTGATCTGATTACGGACGTTGATTTTGTCGCTAATGGACAACCCGAAACAGTAGTTTTTGTAGATGGTTACTTTGTCTGTCCGTGCAGGGAAACCGGAAAGTTCATTATTTCAGCAATCAACGACGGTTTGTCGTGGAATGCTCTGGATTTTGGCGCGGCGGAATCATTGCCTGACCCGGCGCTATCAGCGGTTGTAGTTCGGAATCAGTTGTACATCATTGGCTCCGGAGGTGTTGAGCAATATTCAAACGTCCCAAGCGGAGCGGGGTTTCCGTTTCAGAGGTCCGGATTGTTTTTGGCGCAAGGGGCTTTGACGCCGCTTTCTGTCATCCAGTTCAGCGACACATTTGCGATGATTGGGGGAAGCAAAAACGAATCCCCGGCAGTATGGATGCTTGATGGCAACAGCATGACGAAAATATCCACGTCTGCCATTGACTCACTCTTGCAGGACTTGGTTGATGTTGGCATCAACGACATAAACGCATGGTCTTACGCGCAGGCAGGGCATTACTTTGTCGGGTTTGGATTGCCTGAAACCACGATTGTTTACGACCTGACTACAGGCCGATGGCATGAAAGGTCATCACGAGTCTATGAGGATGGGGTTTACACGAATGTACCCTACAGAGTCCAAGGTTTTGCGCTTCTTGGGCAAAAACTGGTTGTCTCCGATAACCGCGATGGGCGTATCGGTGTTGCAAGCCTCGACTCATACACCGAATACGACATGGAGATAGTGCGAACCTTCACTACTCAACCCTTCCAAAACAACATGCAGCCGTTCTTTGTTCCCAAGCTGGAATTGACGGTGGAAAGCGGCGTTGGGCTTTTGGACGATGACCAGCCTGAAAATGCAGTCAACCCATCTGTCCGATTGGAAATATCACGTGATGGTGGAAAGACATGGGGCGAAACGCGCACCCGGTTGATAGGCGCTATGGGCGAGTACAACACGCGGGCAGTATGGCGGCGTAACGGGCGCTGCGCTCGCTTTGATGTCTATCGCTTTAGTATGAGCGACCCCGTGAAACCAGTTTGCATTCAGCTGACGTGTCAGATCGAGGGTGCAGATGACGCAGCCGCGTAGGAAATTAGGAGGATCTCTTGGCTCAGCTTGATGCATCACTACCGATAGTTGAAAAAGACGGCACCATGACAGCCGTTTTTCGCAACCAGATGAACCGCTACGAAATCCAATTTCCGATAGCGGGTGCCGGTGATCCTAACGGCGTGGTTGAGGGTTCGTACTTGCAAGAGTACCTCGACGTAACAGGAACGACAGGCTCGATTGTGTACCGAAAAATGTTGCCCGACGTGGGCGGGGATAAGACGCTCGGATGGGTGGCGGTTTAAGGAGTAATTTATGGGATTTTTGAGCGACATTACTAAAAGCGTATTTGGTGGTTCAGACGATACCGGCATCAAGGCGCAGCAGCAGTCTAACGAACGCTCGCAAGCCTATATCGAGCAACAGTCAGGACTTGCCCGAAACAACGCTAATGACCTTTACCGGCAGGGCGACCAAGCGCGGAACATGGGCATTAACCTGGCGATGGCGTTGATGGGTCAGGCTCTACCGCAGCAGTTCGGAATCTTACAGCGGGGGCAGGGTGATTACCAAAATGCCATCCTCGGAAATCAGGACGGGACTATGGGAAGCGGAACCCCGTTTACCTATATGCCCGGTGGACTCCCGCAGGTCACACCTATGCAACTGCCCAACTTTAACCAGACGTGGAATGTCGGCACAGGCTCCCCAGCTCAAGGGTTTAGCCAGCAAGCGGCGACACAAGGGCAGCAAGGCGGCGTGATGAATACTGACCAAATGATAACCAATCAAGTTCTATCGCAGATGCTTGGAGGGATGTTCCGATGATTTCACCGGCTTACGGTTTAACCGGCGCTAATAAGGCGCTTAATAATGCCTTATTCGGCAACGCAATTGTTCTTGGTGGTTCCGCAGGCGGCGCGGTTCCGCAGGGTCATCAGGCAGGCAGCTTGCAGGCGGCTTACAGCGGCGCTATGGGCGCACCGGCTCAACAGCAAGCCTTTGCCAACTTCACCGCATCACCGGGGCAGGAGTGGCTTCGTCAGCAGGCTGAGCAGGGTACTCTGCGGAATGCGGCTGCTATCGGCGGCTTGGGTGGCGGGAATGTCCAACAGGAACTACAACGTCAGGCGATGGGACTTGCTCAGCAAGATTTCCAAAACCAGTTTAACAATTTGGGAACAGTGGCAGACCGGGGTTATAACGCGAGCAACGCACTTGCCAACTACAACACCCAACTGCAAGGCGCAGGAGCAGGGTATGCCTATGGCGCAGGACAGGACATTGCCAACAACCGCGCACAAACTACAAGCGCACTGAATAGCTTGTATGGGGATTACACAAGCAACCTTGCCAACATGCTGGCTGGTGCTGGTGGAGCGCAGGCGACGAGCAATTCAAACCTTGCAAGCCTGTTGGCTAACCTTGCAACAGGTTCAAGCAATAGCTTTGTGGGCGCTTCGCAGTTGCCGGGTGTATCGCAGTCTCAAGGGATGCTTGGCGGTATTGGTAATCTGCTAGGCGGCGCTGGTTCTCTTGCAAAAGGTCTTGGACTGGGGGCGGCAGGGAGTGCCGCAGCAGGCGGGGCAGCAGCCGCAGCGCCCGCCCTTGGGGCAATAGCTGCGCCCTCAAGCGCAGCCATGCTAATGGGCTTTTCAGACGCTCGCCTAAAAACCAATATCAACCGTGTCGGCACAACCGCAGGCGGCAATGCTCTATACACTTGGGATTGGACGCCGGAAGGCTCAAGGCTCGCAGGCAAACAGCCGACATTCGGGGTCATCGCGCAAGAGGTCAATCAGGACGCTGTGATTATGGGTTCTGACGGCTGGCTGCGCGTGGATTACACGAGGGTACTGTAATGGCAACGGGTCAACAATGGGCAGAAGGCTTGCAAGGCATGGGCGCATGGTTCGCCGGCCAAGGCCCGCAGTATGAGCTAGCTCAAGCGGCAAACAAGCGCACAGAGCAAGAGGACGCCGTGCTGCAGGATGAACGACGGCGCAAAGCGATGATTCAGGACTTTACTACCGCGTATGCTTTCGGGAAAAACGGGCAGTGGGATGCTGCCACTGAGTTGCTGCAAAACCGTGTCGGTGAGATTTCCAGGCTAGGAGGCAACCCGAAGGACACTATCGCGCTGTATGAGGCTATCGCAGACCCCGCCCGCAGGCCGGAAGCAATGGCAGAGCTTGAGTCATTCATGCAAGCAGGCGTCTTGTCGCGTGACATTAAAGCACCTCCGACAGCAGGCCAGCAGTACTCTGGCATCTTCACCACGCAGGACGGGCGCAGGGCGGGTTTAAACAACGTCTCGGGGCAGATTGAGGTTATCCCTACACAGGGAGGCATTACCGCGCAAATGCCCGCAGGCGCATCAGGAGACGCGCAGAAAGGCTCCACGCAAGTAGTGATGATAGACGGAAAGCCGCACTTGTCAGGTTCCGTATTTGACCCGCGTTCCGGCCAGTGGTCAGCTCAGTTGATCCCAATGGAAGACCCTTCCGGCTCCGGCGCGGTGGTAGAAATTCCGGACGCATCAGGTTTGCCGCCTTCACTACGTCCTGACCAGAAAGTCAGAGAGTCAGCAGCGACAGAGGCGGGCAAAGCCGCTATTGCTCGATCAGAGGCGTACTTTGACAGAGTGGACGCGGCTCGGGCTACTATATCCGGCATTGATGAGGCTATCGCGGCAATAGATGAGGGCGCAAGTACCGGCACAATGGCGCAATACCTCCCGTCTCTGAGAGAGTCATCCAAGCGACTCGACGCCGCAGGCCGCAGAATGGGGCTTGATGTTGTCGGGGCTGTGACGTTCGGCGCTTTGTCCAAAGGCG